CGTTTGGGATAATTAACTTTGGGCCATTAGATGATATAGCAGCATCGCCAATATAAATTGTGTTGCTTGATAGATATAAAGAACCAAAAGGACTACTGGGCGAACCGATGCTAATTGGTGTGTTGCCAGAAGGTACTATCGCACCAGAAATCGTAAGAGTTCCCACAGAAACATCACTAGATGCTTTCCACTTTGATATGCTAGAGTTCCAAACGAGTGATTGCCCATTACTCGGTGTTTTGACGCTGGCATAATCTACGTCATCAAGACGATGTAACAGTACTTCACCAGAACCTGCAGGACCACCGCCACCTTTAGCAGCTACGTTGAAAGCTACCTTTGATAATCTTTTATCAACTTGGTCACTAAATTCATTTAGTTTCTTTTCAAGTTTACTTACATCAGCATCAGATCCAGGATCACCCTTATCACCTTTTTCTCCTGAATCACCTTTATCGCCTTTATCACCTTTTAACCCTTGAGTACCATCTTTTCCGTTCTTTCCGTTTTTTCCATCTCTGCCAGGAACGCCTTGAGGACCTGTTTCTCCTGTTTCGCCTTTTGCTCCATTACGTCCATCACGTCCAGCGGCTCCGTCAATACCTGACGTTCCTTGTTCGCCGCGCTCTCCACGCTGCCCTCGTTGACCAGGAACTCCCTGCTCACCCTGTTCTCCTCGTTCACCTTGTTGTCCTGTATCACCCTTATCTCCTTTATCTCCCTTTACGCCTCGTGGTCCTTCTAATCCGATTTCACCTGTAGCACCGGTATCGCCTGTTGGGCCTTGTTCTCCCTTATCACCCTTTTCGCCTTTCGCGCCCGTGAGACCCACTGGACCTTGCTCACCCATAACAGATCCAGCTGTTACGAGAACACCATCGCTTAGTTGAAAGATCAGCTGACCTTCAAATATACGTGCGTCTGTTATGCCTCGACCATCGAGACCATTAATAGCTTCAGGAATTTGGATTGAGTTTAGTTGTTCAAGAAGCTCTTCGCGAACTTCTTGAATCTGAGCTTGGGTAAGTTTAGTGGCAACAGAAAGGAGCTTTGCCTTTTCTAGTTCTTCCATGATTACAGTTCATCCCTGAACTCTTCCACGTTTTCAAGATCTTCTTTGGAAACTTTTTCGATAGCTTTCGTCATGCTTTCGATAAGTCTTTTGTCTTCCTCAGATAGTGGTTTTGGGTCAGAAGAGAAATGAACGAATTCTTCTTTCTTTACTGTAGCTTTACCTTTAGCATCACCAGAAAGTTTGATTTCTACCTTCTGTGGTTTTGCTGGAGCCGACTTAGCTTCGGGTTTCTTCAACGAAGCAGCTCTAGCGTCTAGCTCTTTAGACTTGATGTCCATATCTTTCATAGCCAATTGTTGCTGAGACTGCTGCATTTCTTGGTCATGCTGCTGTTGCTGCATATCCATTTCGCTTTGATCAGCGCCTTCAGCTTCAATCTGTGCATCAATTTCTCTGATATCTTCATCTGTAAGACGAAGAACGTTCTTACGAATCCATTCCTGTGAGTAATACTTACCGACGTATGCATCAACAACACCAAGAACGCCAAGACGATTATTCAGTACATCCTGTTCTTTGATTTCAGCATAATAGTTATCGCGCTGGAAATCGTAGCCGATGCCATTCTTAATATCTTTCCACTCTTCACGGGTCATCACACCCTTAAGAAGCAACTGGATTTCTAGTAGTTGGTCAAACAGATGTCCGAAACGATCGCGTAGGCGCTCGATAAACTTAGCGAATTTGATTTCGTCACGAGAAATTTCACTACCACGACCAAGTGAGAACTGACCGTCTGATTCTAAACGTGAAATGGGAACAGATAGTGACTTGTAGAGTTTCTTACGGAAATACTCTACGTCTTCCATCTGACCGAGGTTCTCACCACCAGGAAGAGTAGTGATTTCAGTTCCGCGCCCACCTTCACGACGAGGAAGCCAATAGTCTTCCAGCATAGTCATGAACTTACGAGCATCTTTGACTGCGCCAGTATCAGCGTCATAAACGAGACGATTCTTATGACGAACCATCATATCACGCACATACTGTTCAGCTTTTGCTTTTGGTAAGTTACCAACGTCGATGTAGAAAATGCGGCGCTCAGGTGCGCGAGCGAGACGATAGATAACTACCGCGTCTTCAAGCATACGCAACTGATTGAGGGGTTTAATCGCTTTGTGAAGATGCGAAAGCACCATACGATTACGGGCGTCTAGGTTGCCACTATGAACGTAGCAAATAGCGTCCTTGGAAATCTTGACACCTTGTGTCATTGTGCCAGTAGCCATACCAGCAAGGTTGTATAGATAATACTCTTCGTAAGCAGGAACGATAAGCTTAGAGTTTGTGCCTACGATAGGAGTACGTCGTAGAGGCTGACGAACCTTACGAATACGACGAGGGTCGATATATCGTAGTTCTTGAATACCCATACGAGGCTTTTCATTATCAATCATGATATGATAAAACAAACGTCCGTCGATATACCAACGACGGAAAATATCATATGCCATGTTATTGAAATCTAGTAGATCGATGATGTTCTTAAATTCTTCTTCGATGCGCTTTTTTACGCTATCGGGTTGTTCAAGCTTATCAAGATTTATTGTTACAGGCGCATCACGTTCGTCAGTGATAATAGCCTCATTGATTACGTCGTCAATCGCAGATTCGCATTCTGGATACATCGCCATTTCGCGATATCTAGTAACCAGTTCGGATTCGTTCTTAGATGTTCCTTCTAAATCGACGTAAGTACCGTAAGCTCCACCAGGCGCGACTTCCATCGAGCCATCAAGATTAGGTGGGGGTGCAAAGGAAGGAATTGCAACTGCTTGCTTTTCTTGTTCTTCCTCTGCTTTTCCTATACGGAAGCCGAATAACTCAATCGCCATTTGTTTTCCTTCAAAGACTATATGATATATTTAGGGCGTTCAATTATTCGTTGATTACCCTACCATTGACATCTTTATCAACGACCCAGTAATCGTAGGCAAACTCTACAGTAAATTCTTCGATAGCATCAGTTGTTTCCCAAGCAAGGTCGATATTGCTGACCGATACTGGGAAAATGTTTACGAACGTATATTCACGAGTTGGGATAGCAGCATCACCGTCTGTAGTTCCACCTGCAAACACACCAGTCTTAGCATAATGACGAACTGTTGCAGTTGTACGATATCCAGCTAGACCTTGTTCTGTTATTACTGATGGATCACGAAGATTGTTTTCATGTGAGTTGATATATGAGCTCCAAAGCTCAAATGCGTTACGAACGAGGAAATCTTCATCGTTCATAATTGTTACTTGCCAGTTATCGAATGTACGATTACCAGCCATCTTTACCTTACGACCAAAGTAAGGGACTTCTACAGTCCCTAGAGTTGACGCAGGAATAGATGACGCTTTACATACAAAACGAAACTGAGCTTCTGCTGTTGGTTCTGCAATTCCAGCAGGTAGAGCGAGGAACACTTCGAAAAGTGATGCTCTCGCCCCACCGTAAGGTAGACCTTGTGCGGCGAAAGTTGACACATTAAAGGGCATAGTTTTTATTTCTCCCTATTGTTTAAAGTATTTATTTCCGCCAATTAGAACTTTCCAACGATTTCAGTAAAATCTACACCCGTACGAACGGCTACGAAATTCAGCTGAATAAAGTTGATTGAACGAGCAGGCTTAATGTAGATGTCTCCGATGAATTCGTTACGATCGATGACTTCTGGTGTGTTATTTGTTTCGTCGCAAACTACGCGGAAGTCTGTGATACCACGACGACCCTGTACGTCACGAAGAAATGGTTCAACCATAGACTTGAACTGAGCACGAGTAAACGCATCATTGAATTCGAACAATGTATACTTAGACGCTGTCGAAATTGCCTTTTCAAGAACGATGAATAGACGACGCACGTTGATACGGTCGAATGCGCTTGGCTTAGTTAGGAGAGTCTTGTCACCAAACAGAATCGTTCCTTCTCCTGCGAATGTTACGATTGGATTGATGCCTCTCTTGTACAGCTGATCACGATCGGTCTTGCCTGGATTATAAGCAAGCTTGATAACATTCTTAATTTGACCACGATTGTATCCAGCAGGTGAGTACCAAGGATCGCGCTCGATATCAGTACGAACCATTGTACCAGCAGTATCACCGTTACAAGGCACATATACGAACAAATCGCGATACTTATCGTACTGTTGTTTCCAACCAGAATCTAGCACAGCATAAGAAGTAGATCCTAGTAAATTACGAAATTCGACGATGTCGTCAACTTCTGAGCCAGAATATCCGCTGTTATTCACTACGTCAGATTGACGAGGCGAAAACACCGCGATACAATCTTTACGATATTCTGTGATGTTGTTGATAATATGAACCGGAACAGTAGATGTAGAGTGACCACCACCAAGAATCAACGACACGTCGACTTTTTCTGCGTCTCTGAATAGATTATACCCATTGATATAATCTGCTGGGCGAGGTAGAACACCATCGAATCCTTGTGTTAGCGAAACAGCAGAAGGTAGTGATACTGTTCCTACACTATAATTCAAACTAGGTGTAGTATAAACTTTGCCGATATGAGTTAAGCCTGTAATATGTGAAGCCCACCAAACATATCGAGAATTCTTGTTTATGTTATTCTTATAATATATGTCTGTTCCTGTTTCGTCTCTAGCTGAAAGAGCTTTAGACAAATTGGGATATACTTCAAGAATAGTGTTTGGTATACCACTAATCAAACCATCTTCGTCGATAACTGCGATATGAATTTCGTCATTTGTACTACCAGCAGCAGCAACGCTGGCTGAAGTACCTGGCGCAGAAGGAACATAATTAAAATATTCCCAACGACG